TAACTCAACTGCTTATGTAGTTGACGATATTGTAACTTTTGGCGGTGAAACTTTTATTTGTATATTAGCTTCAACTGGTAATGCTACATCAAACGCTACATATTGGTCAAAACTTGCTAAAAAAGGTGATGATGTATCGCAACTAACAACACACGGCGACTTTTTATTTAGAGGTGCGTCAGGAGTAGAAAGACTACCTGCTGGAACAAGTGGTCAAGTATTGCAAACTAAAGGTGCTGGACAAGACCCACAATTTGCAGACGCAACATCAATTAATTGGGATTATAGAAACTCATCATTTACTGCTGTTTCAGGTGGTGCTTACATCGCTAATACTAGTGAAGTAGGTTCATTTACAATTACGTTGCCTTCAAATCCAAGTGATAACGATTATGTATTAATTGCAGACGGTTATGGATCTTGGAAAAATGCAAACTTAACGGTTGGTAGAAACGGTCAAAATATCGCAGGAGAAGCTGCTGATTTAACTGCTGACACAAACTACGCAACTTTAAGATTAACTTATAAAACAACGCCAGATGTAACTTCAAGTTATATCGGTTGGGTATTAACATAAAATTAAAATGGGAAATACTAATAATATAAATAGTATTAAGAATTTAGGAGAAAACATCAATGGCTAGTTTATCAAATTTATTAGGTGGCGGTACTACCGTAGACCATAGAAAAGAGGGATTACCTCTATTTGGACTTTTTGGTTCAACTTCAGATATGAACACTCATATGGTGTTCAGAGTCTTCGACTCAGGATTTAAAATGTGCGGATCACCTTGGGGTGCTGTATGTAACTCAACAACTAACTACCGTTTTGGTATGCTAGGGGATGCTTCTCACGCTTATAACCAATCAGACTTCGGTACTGATATTGGACACGACAATTTAACGTCTGAAAGTTATTCAGACTATTCAAAATATTGGAAATCTACTTATCAGATTGACCAATATCCACACGCACAATATTATACATCAAGTAGAGATGGATATATTTCTTGGCAAAACTTTCACCACTATACATCAACTTTTGAATACGATAACGGTTGGACAAAAATCAACCACGTATTACCAGAAGGTATAAGACCAAGAAGATTATTCTGTAATAGAAGAAACTCATTAAGAGAAATGACAATGGGTAATAACTCTTGTGCTGCTTTTGACCATTACGATTATACATCTAACAAATTAGATAACACTCACACATACGCTTGTGGAACTGGTTATAACGAGAAAAACAAAATGCTTGTTATGGTTCACTCTGCTGATGAGGGTTCAGACACAGGAAAAACAATTCACGTATTCCAATCTTCTAAAGATTTAAATAAAGTAACAAGAATTAAAGAATTTTTTGATAACTTAACTGCTACTGAATACTTTACAGGTACTTGGACAACAGATAACAATAGAGATATGACGGTTGCTGTTGGTAATAACGGTTGGGTTGGATTTGGACACAAAAACGGTAACTCAATGAGATACTCAGCATTCAATTGTAATTTAGGACAATCATTAGGTACAACTGATACTGGTAGACAATATGTTGGTTGGCAAGACTTTGCAGGATCAACAACTACATCTTATGGTGCAAACCAAGGTGCTCAGTACTACACTAAATTCCATACAACTTGGGATGGTACTTGGGGAATGATATTCTCTCCATACTACTACTATGGTTGTGGATTAAATGCTTTCTGTATGAGTTTAGAAAATCCTAGAAAATTCATTAGTGTTAACCAAACTAAATCAAGTAGATCAAATCCTTGGGTGCCTTGGGGCAGAACAGGATTCCACGGTGGATGGTCAGACAATACTGACTCCGAACAATGGAGAACTTATAGTTGGGCTTTTGATCCTACAGATTCAGATCATACGGTAGACACAAAAGTGTATTACGGATCAACGGACAACAATGATGTAATAGCAAACAATAACACTGCTAGAGCTACAGACGTAACTAACAAAACTGGTAACTATTCATTATCAGAATCCAGAACAGGACTACACGGAGGATACTACTCAACTTGTTATCCTGTAATCGCAGGTATTGACTGGTGGGGTAATTACGGTGGTGCTGATAGTAACTACGGTGGTAATTTCGGAGAATAATAATGGCAACAATGTATTTTAAAGTAGTAACAGGCGAACCTTTTACAAGAAATGAAGTAACTGGTGATGACGGTGTAGCAAAAGGTCATTGCGTAAAAGTATCTGACGCTCCTGATAACATTGCTGATTGGAGAATGAAATATAATTTTGGAACTTCTTCAGTTGATGTTTATGCTGGTGTAGATAAAACAGACGAAGAAGCTGTACAGGCACAACTAGACGCAAATGCTGCTGAAAAGTCAGCAGAAGCAGATAGAGAAGCGGCAAGAATTGCTGCTATGTCAGCGTAATTATTAATTAATTACTTTACATCGCTGGTTTTATATTATGTACGACATCAAAGAGCTCACTAAAGAGATTCATCAAAAAGCGGAAAGACAAGAGTTTGTAAAAACTTTACTAAGCGGTACGATTCGTCCAGAGTTGTACGCTATCTATCTGTATAATCAATTACAATGTTATTCTGTACTAGAAAAGTATGGAATGCACAATGATTTATTCAGACAGACACCAGGTCTACAAAGAGCAGAAAATATATCTAAAGATTATTTAAAGTTGTGGCCTGACCCTAAACAACCTCCACGAATAACTGAAAGTACAAAGAAGTACATAGAACATATAGAATCTATACAAGATGATCCTGAAAAACTATATGCTCATATCTATGTAAGACATTTAGGCGATCTATCAGGTGGTCAAATGATTGCAAAAAAAGTACCTGTCAAAAGATATTACGACTTTGGTGCAAATGCAAAAGAATGGAAAAGAATAGTAAAAGAAATTATACACGAATATTTAAATACGTATCAAGTAAATGTATTAAGTGAAGTTGAATATTGTTTTGAATCTGCAACAAATTTATTTAAAGAGATGAATGAAATGAACAAACCTCTTGTGTTGACAGATGAGGTTGTTGAATGATTTGGGAAAGATTAATCAAATTAGAAAAAGAAATTATAGAAGTATTAGATAAACATTTAATTGAATATAACGAACCAGGTATGGATAGATTTAATAAACCTGGTTGGACAAACCGTACTTGGTCTAATATGAGTATTAGACGAGCCCACGTTGATGTAGTTGACGCTAGAGAAACAAAAGGATTATGGATGGCACATATTTGTCTATTTCCTATGAAGAAAAATGGCGGACCTATTTACGGTTTTGATATTATCGCAGGTAAGAAAAAGGTTACTGGCGCATTCCACGACTTCTCACCACTATTAAAGAAAGAACACCCATTAACAAGATGGTTTATAGAAGAAAATAAATGGTACAAACCGTCAAAGGTAAGAGAATTACCTGATTGGGCAAAAGCAATCTTTAGTGAAGGTATGATAGCCGCTGGGAATGTACAGGAAGAGAGAGAGTTAAATCAAATTTGTACTATGGCAGTATCAAATTTAAACGCATATATTGATAAAATAGGTCATTTTAATAGTGATTCTAACGAGGAAGATGTCATAAGAGCACAAAATTTTTATTGTGAAAATCAACAAAAAAATCCTCACACGCCAAGAACAATGAAATCACTTGGTTTACCTGAAGAAGATATTAAGTTATTTTGTGCTGATAATCTCTTTCCTACCATTAAATAATTCTTATAAATAGTACTAAAGACGAGGATTTATGGCAGAACCATCAACAAGAGAAACATTAAAGCAATACTCATTAAGAGCATTAGGAAAACCAGTCATTGAAATAAATGTAGATGACGACCAGTTAGAAGATAGAATAGACGAGGCGGTTCAGTATTTTCAACAATATCATTATGATGGTATTAGAAGAACTTATTTAAAATACAAATTAACTGCTGCTGATAAAACTCGTTTATCTGCTATAAATGGTGAAACTGAATCTGCAACAGACTTAAAAGACAATTCTGTATCTACAACTTGGTATGAAGATAGAAATTTCCTAGTAGTACCTCAAAGTATTATTTCTGTAATTAATATATTTCCTTTTTCAGATAAAGGTAATCTAAACTTATTTGATGTAAGATACCAATTAAGATTAAATGACTTGTATGATTTTTCTTCAACAAGTGTGATTAATTATGATGTTGTATTAAGACATTTAGATTTTTTAGATCATATACTTGTAGGTGAAAAACCATTAAGATTTAATCAACACGATAATAGATTATACATTGATATGGATTGGACAAATGATTTAGAAACAGATGAATGGATAGTTATTGAATGTTATAGAAAATTAGATCCAAATAGTTATACAGATGTTTGGAATGACATATATTTAAAAAGATATACTACTGCTTTATTTAAAAAACAATGGGGTGCTAACTTATCTAAATTTGGTGGGGTTGCAATGGTTGGCGGAGTAACTTTAAATGGTCAACAAATATATTCAGAAGCACTACAAGATTTAGAAAAATTAGAAACTGAAATTAGAACTACTTACGAATTAAATCCTGCAATGATGATAGGATAATGCTATGCCAGTTAATCATTACTTTCAAGGTGGCAACGGCATTGGAAACCAAAACGAAAAAAGACTTTACGAAGATTTAATTGTTGAAGGTCTTAAAATCTACGGCCACGATGTCTATTACCTACCACGAACATTAGTCAATAGAGATTTGATACTAGGAGAAGATACAACTTCTAGGTTTGATGACTCTTGGTTAATAGAAATGTATGTAGAGTCAACTGAAGGTTTTGCAGGTCAACAAGAAATAGTTTCAAAATTTGGATTAGAAATAAGAGAAGACACTACATTTATGGTGTCTAAAAGAAGTTGGGATTATCACGTAGGATTAAAAGATAGTTTAGTTGCCGAAGGCAGACCTAACGAAGGTGATATAATTTACTATCCTTTAATGAACTCATTTTTTGAGATTCAATTTGTTGAAGATCAGGAACCTTTCTTTGCATTAGGTCAATTACCAGTTTACAAATTAAGGGTAACTCGTTGGGAATATTCTTCGGAAGAACTCAATACAGGTCTTGCTACAATTGATGACGCTGAAGACAAATATACTTTAAATCAATTAAATTACAAATTTACTTTAGAAAGTGGTCAAGTTGCATTAGATGGAGAAGGTTCAATATTATTAGAACAAGATTTATCAACAGGTGAACCTGCTTTCTTATTAAACGAAGACTTTACAGAATCAGTATTACAAACACAATCGCCTTATGCGTCAAATACAGATTTAGACAAAGAGGCAGGTTTTGATACATCATCAGCATTAGATGATATATTAGACTTTACTGAAAGAAATCCATTTGGAGATGAGGATAGATAATGTTAGGTAATAGATTTTATAATCAAAGTTTTAGAAAGTTAATTATTGCATTTGGTCAAGTATTTAATAATATAGTAATACAAAGAACTAATAGTACAGGTGGTGTAACTGCTAGAATTAAAGTGCCACTTGCATATGCACCAAAAGAAAAATTTTTAGTTAGATTAGATCAACAAGCAAACTTAAATAGTAGAGAATTTGCAACGTCATTACCTCGTATGGGTTTTGAGATTACAGGACTTGCATATGATCCTAGTAGAAAACTAACTCGTGTTCAAAAATATTCACAAGTTAAATCAGGCGAAGATGGTAAAAAAGTAAATTTTAATTACACACCTGTTCCTTATAATATTAGTATGCAACTATACATTTTTACAGCTACTGCTGAAGATGGATTACAAATAGTTGAACAGATATTACCTTACTTTCAACCAGACTATACGGTAACTATCAATGCTGTACCTGATCTAAATATAAAAAGAGATATACCTATTGTATTAGGTAATATTAATTATGAGGATAATTATGATGGTGATTTTACAAATAGAAGAGCAGTTATATATACTTTAAGTTTTACTGCTAAAACATATCTATTTGGTCCTATGAATAATCAAGGTGTTGTTAAAAAAACTCAAGCAGATTTAGGTACAGATACAGAACCTAAATTAACAAGAGAGGAAAGAGTTGTCGTAATACCTAATCCAACAACTGCTGACGCAGATGACGATTTTGGATTTACAACTACAATTAGTTTCTTTGACGATACAAAGAGATATAATCCGAAGACTGGAAGTGATGAGTAAATTAGAAGATAAAGTAAATGAAATATTAGGTGTAGATCATAAAACTACACTTCAAAAAGAATTTAGTCCACCTGTTGAAAGAAAAGAAGGTGAACTACAATTAGAAATATCTAAAGATATTAATACAGATTATGATTATAGTAGAGAAAGTTATTATAGTTTAATTGAAAAGGGGCAAGAGGCGATACAAGGTATACTTGATATTGCAAAAGAAGGTCAACACCCTAGAGCATATGAAGTTGCAGGACAACTTATAGGACAAGTTGGACAAACGGTTGACAAATTACAAGACTTACAGAAAAAATTAAAAGACCTAAAAGAAGTACCTAACAAAACAAACGCCAATATTAAGAATGCTTTATTTGTAGGTTCAACGGCAGAATTGCAAAAAATGTTAAATAAAAAAACCGTTGAAACTAATAGTGAAAGAAAAAGTGAAAATGAAAATTTTGAAGGCAAAAACATCACACCCGAATAAAGAAGTTTTTAAAATAAGTGAATTAACTTATAATACAACTTCTACACCTATGGCGCAGGCGTTAATAGAAACGCTTGAAAACAATCTAAATAATCCAATAGAGGTTGTTATTCACTTAAAATCAGATAAAGTTAGATATGGTTCTATGGGAATACCATATATAGAAAAAAGATATAGTGTAACTAAAGGCAGTCAAAGAGTTATAGCAGCTAAAGAATTAGGTTATACTCATATAGAAGGAATATTAGTAAATGATGGATTATAAAATATTGATATTAGCATATTTGATAGGTCATAGTCCTATTGAAACGCAACAAACTTTTCAAATGCAAGGTCATTTTAGAAGTATGTCAGAATGTAAAGCAAATTTATTGAAACAAAAACCAGATGGAAGATATGAAGTTATGGAAGAGTTTATAGTTGATGGAGATTTCAAATGGGATTGGTTAGTTGCAGGTTGTAAGAGTGATACAACAGGAGAAGAATATAAAATTTATCCTGATTATCCTAATGGTAAACCAGATGAACTTATAGGTATTGAATTTGATTTAGAAAAACTAGGTGAAGATATATGATAATTAAAAACGTATCAGGACTAGATGTATTAAGATGGATTTCTAAAAAGTGGCAAGGTAATAAAACTATTGCAACTGCTTCAAATAAACTTAATTGTTATAAATTACATACTTGTAATGAAAATTATGATTTAAAAAATAATGATGGAGAAGATATGAGAGGTAATCTTTTTCAATGGGTAGATTTAAAAAAGTGGCAATATCTAGCAGCTTTTGAAAATGATTTAATGGTAGGCGCTCAAGCATATATTATAGTACCATCAATAGGAAGAATGTGGGATGGTTTTATACACGCTGAAAGTAAAGAGATTGCTATTGCATTAAACAAAGATTTATTTTATAGAACTAGAAATCAATGGAAAATTAATTATAGTGAAGTTACAATTCCAGGTGGAGAAGAAAACGGATTAACGCTTGAAGATTTTGAAACAGAATTAAATTATAAAGTTTGGTCACATTGTTATGTACCAGATATGTATAGGTATTATAAAGTAGATAGTTTAACTGAAACTGCTCCTAACCCTAAAAAGTTTGACAAAGATATATTGACAACAAAAAATTGTCGTAGAACTTTTTTAAAAAGATTTCCTAATTCTTTTGATGAGGAGATGATATATGCAAGTTAAACAAATACAATCTATGGATGCTGTAAATTATATTGCAAAACATCAATATTACAATATACACCCACATAATCAT